GGCGGTAAAATTGATTCTGGAATTCTTGCAACTTTCTCTGATATTTCGATAAATGATCTCATTAAATGTCTCAAAGATAAAAACTTCACAGAGGTACGAAAGTGGGTGGTATCCAACTTGGACAACGATTCTTCTGTCATTCTTCGCAGGGTTTATGACGCCTTGTATGATAATCTTGTACCCTCCACTATTCCCGCTGCCGTTCTTGTTATTGCTAAGTATCAATACCAAATTGCGTTCGTTGCTGATCAGGAAATTAACCTCCTAGCAGCGTTGACTGAAATTATGGCAGAGTGTGAGTTCAAATGATTATTACTTTTCATGAGATTTGGTATTTTATTGAAACCACTTATGTAACTGATGATGTGGTTCAATTAATTCATCCAGGAACTGGTGAAAAAATTCCCCCAGAAAATTACATCATAACAACTTCTTGGGAAAAACGTCATGATATGGACAAGTTAAGATCTTTCTGGGAAAATTGTTATTCATTCATTGTTCATGGAAGTTGTGTAACTCCAAATGTCCGACAATTGATTGAAGAAATTGAGAGAGATCATAATGTAGATGCTCAGTCACATATCTACATGGGAAAGTATGGTAGTCGTTCTTTTTCAGTTCATGCCGATAATCGTGATAATTTAATTGTTCAATGCATTGGCAAATCCAAAGTTACAGTTTATAATGAATTTGGTGATTTCTCTGGATGGGCAAATATAAATGAATATCTAAGTATTAAAGAACAAGTTATCCTTGAACCAGGAAATTCAATATTCATACCTTCTTTGCAGTATCACCTTTTTGAACCACTAACCGATAGGTTAAGTATTAGTATCCCAATGTATAAACGATGATTATTAGTAAAAGTGACGCAGTTTGGGCTGCAGATGAGTTTATTGATTATTTCTCTAACATGAGAAATATTGAAGATTATCTTCGATTTGTTAAAAAGGAAGTTATAAGATCAGAATCTTCTTTACTTCCTCTTCATGATGAGTTCTTTAATGAAGATATTCATCCTGAGGACATGAAGTTTAAGATCGTTCGTGTTGGGAGGGGTGGCCTTGATCAAAAGTTTTATACAAATCTTTTGATGGCAGTTTCTTCTCATAACAACGAACAAAATATTCCTGGCAGAGAACTTAAGTGGGTAATCTATGAGGAGACAACTAACAAAGTAGTTGGGTTTATTCGCTTTGGATCGCCAACAATTAATTCTAAACCACGTAATCTTTGGTTGGGAAAGCAACCAGATCTTACTGTCTTCAATCGTCATGCTGCGATGGGATTTGTGATTGTTCCTTCTCAACCTTTCGGTTATAACTATCTTGGTGGTAAATTGCTTGCACTTTTTTGCTGCTCACATTATGCGCGAGAAGTGTTAAATGAGTCATTTCAAAAAGAAATTGCTTTGTTCGAAACGACATCACTCTATGGTTCTACTACAGATGCATCTCAGTATGATGGTTTGAAACCTTTCATGAGATACAAGGGACTCACCGAAAGTAAGTTTCTTCCATTGCTTCATGATGATGTTTTTCATAAACTTCACGATCGTTTTACATATCTAAATAACAACACTCCACTCACAGATAATAAAGCTTCTTCTAAGAAAATGAAGCGACAGACAAAGATGATTTCAATTATCAAAAACTCGTTGCAAGATAAAGATAAACTTGATGAGTTTAACTCTGTTATTGATGCTGCGTTTTCTTTAACTCAAAAAAAGAGATTTTATATCTCAGACTATGGGTATGAAAATGTTCGTGAAGTGATCCTTGGTGAGCAAGCAGAACTTCGCAGAGGACAAAATTGGGATAAGTTTTATCTTGAGAACATTATCTCTTGGTGGAAAAAGAAAGCAACTAAGAGATATGAAAAACTCAAAGAAGAAGGTAGGTTCCGCAACAAAGTCGAGTTGTGGACAGATGATGATGAGATTCAAATTATCCGATGACTTACGAACTTAAAGATTGGTTAAATTCTATTAACTTCACAAAACCCAAAGGTTGGTAATATGAAATATAAAAGTTTATCGACAACTGATGGTAATATTGTTCACATATATGATGATGTTTTTTCCGCAGTTGAGAGAGAAAACCATATGGTTTTTTCTCATAAATCAACTTACATGATCAATAAGATTACATCATCTCCTTTTTCGCATAATTTCCAACATTATTTGAAATCTAATCTAAACGAAGAAAAAGTAAATAAATTTGGTATATTTGAAAATGAAAATGTGCAAATGATTGTTAAAGAACACATTGGTGATGATGTTGAAATCAAAGAAAGTTGGTTTTTAGCATCTACTCCAACACTATCAGGACATGTTTTTCATACTGATAATGTTTGGCCTGGATGTACGATTTTATCATATTATGTAAATCATCACTGGGATCAAAATTGGCATGGTGAAACTTTATTTGCAAATAAGTCTGGAGAATGTGAACTTGCAGTTCAATATAATCCAGGAAGAGTGATTCTCTACAGTGCAGATACTTTTCATGCTTCTAGTCCAATAACTGTAAATGATCAAATTAGATACCTATTTGTATGTGTCTTGAAGGCTAAATAAGAGATGACTTACGAACTTAAAGATTGGTTAAATTCTATTAACTTCACAAAAGAAGATTTATCCGAGGATATTAAATCTTATCCTCCTTATATTGTCAATCGTTGTTTGTCTGGACACATTGATTGTATTCTTTTTGCAAATGAGATGAATATTCATTCTTCTCTTGACAAAGACATGCAATATTCGTTTTATATAAATACTCTGAGGAAACGAAAGAGATTTTCTCCTTGGATCCGAAAAGATAAAGTCAAAGATTTAGAATGCGTTAAACAATACTATGGTTATAGTAATGAAAAAGCATCTCAAGCTTTGAAGATTCTTACGAAATCACAACTTGATTTTATTAAACAACGACTTGAAACTGGCGGAACAAAATGACTACTCAAACAATTGAACCCCAAGTAAATTGGAATCCTGATATGATGGTTGAAGTTCTTTTGAACGAACCAGATGACTTCTTAAAAGTTCGTGAGACTTTAACTCGTATCGGAGTTGCATCAAGGAAGGAGAAAAAACTCTATCAAAGTTGCCACATCCTTCATAAGCAAGGTAGATATTACCTTGTTCACTTTAAGGAACTGTTTGCCCTGGACGGTAAGCACGCAAACCTTACAATCAATGATGTTCAGCGTCGTAATCGTATCACCCGTTTGTTAGCTGACTGGGGATTGATTACTGTTGTTAAACAAGATTCGATCGCTGATATTGCTCCACTTAATCAGATTAAAGTTCTTTCTTATAAGGATAAGGGAGATTGGATTCTTGAGCAAAAGTATAACATTGGCAAAAAAGGTAAGGCAGTAGAAACCGAATGAAAAGATGCGGGAAACAACATCCCGCTTTTTTTATAATCTATTATAATTAGTAGTGGATGCCGAAAGGATCCACAATCACACAGACGCTTTAGGAGGTCTATTATGTTTGGCGCAAATTCAATTACTCTGTCTATTCCAGAAACAGAAAAGTATTTAAGTGCTATTCAAAGAAATAGTATTGGATTGGATGAGTGGTTTAGGAGATTTGATAGTGCGTTTGAGACGCACACAAATTATCCTCCATATAATCTAATTAAAGAAAGTGAGACAAACTTCGGATTGGAAGTTGCTCTTGCTGGTTATAAAAAGGAAGATATTGAGGTTTCAAGTGAGTGGAATAAACTCACAATTGAAACAAAACGTCAAGATGATGTTGTAGATCAGTATGTCCATCGAGGATTAGCCAAACGAGCATTTACTCGTTCCTGGACACTCTCTGATGATGTTGTAGTCGGTGATGTTTCTTTCGTTGATGGACTACTTACTATCAAACTGGATAGAGTTATTCCAGAACATCAAAAGAAAAAAGTATATAATATTGAATAAATAAAAAAGAATATCGTCGCCGCGAGGGGTAACTGGCACAATCCAGTTGACACCCCTCCTTTTTATTGGTAGAATGGTTGGAGGTAATGGAGTATTATGTCAATTAAACTTGTTGTGATGAAATCTGGAGAACAGATCATTGCAGATATTCAAGAGATGGTTGTTGAAAATAAAGCAGTTGGGTACTATCTTAACAAACCTTGTTCAATTCAAATGATTAATCGAGACAAAGAAGAAGTCTTGATTAATGGAACAAAATCCGCATTTGATGTCAGTCTTTATCCATGGATTCCTTTAGCAAAAGGCGAAACGCTTCCTATTCCTTTGGATTGGGCAGTAACAATGGCAGATCCTGTTGATATGCTTTTGGAAATGTATCAAACAAATGTGCTTGATTCAACTAAAAAATGGGGAGAGGGATTAAATCGAGATGATGATGAAACTCAAGATTGCAAAACATGTAGGTAATTATGATTAAACTTTTAGTATTAATGAACAATGTTATTCTTCTTTCTAAAATTGAAGAAGTATCTACTGAACTAGGTGAACCAGATTGTAAATTGATTGAACCATTTGTTCTCAACTCTGACGAAACTTTGGTTCCTTGGCTTATTGAATGTTCTAGTCAAAATACATTTATGATTCATTCGGATAAAATTCTTACAATCGTTGATCCGAAACCCACTCTTCTTGAAAAGTATCAGAACTTGATTAAATGAGATTTTATACCAATGTGCAAATGATCGGGAATCAATTCCTGGTTCGTGGTTATGAAAATGGTAAACATGTAATGTTCAAAGAAGAGTATACTCCTACTCTTTTTGTCCCTTCTAAAAAAGAATCAAAATATAAAACTCTTGAGGGTGACAATGTAGAACCTATTCAACCTGGCTCTGTTCGTGATTGTCGTGAGTTTGTAAAAAAATATGAGGGTGTAGATGGTTTTAAAATCTACGGCAACGATCGCTATGTTTATCAGTATATTTCTGATAAGTTTCCTGAGGATGAAATTAAGTTTGATATTACTAAAATCAAACTAGTAACTCTTGATATTGAGGTGGCTTCTGAGAATGGATTTCCGGACACTGAATCTGCATCAGAGGAAATTCTGACGATTACAATTCAGGATTATACCACCAAGAAAATTATTACTTGGGGTATTAAACCATTCAATAATACTCGATCTGATGTCAAGTATATTGAATGTGGATCTGAGCATCGGTTGCTTTCTAACTTTATTGATTATTGGGATGCAAATATTCCAGAAGTTGTGACTGGATGGAATATTCAGTTTTACGATATTCCTTATATCTGCAAGCGTTTGTATTCTGTAGTAAGCGAAAAAGCAATGAAACGCTTTT